CTTTAATACAATTACCAATCTATTTAAATACAACTGCAGGCCCGATTAAACCTACAGAGGCTCACATTTTGATATGGGATCCAATCCCACATCCTGTAAATACAGGTACCCTCTCTGTAGGGTATTTTTCACGTGCAAAGCATTCTAACAAAAATACAAAACATACAAAACATTTTCACTACATGTAACCATATACACATGCGCCTATTCAACTATAGCTGCGGAGCAGCAACCCACATCGGCGAAACGGGGTATTATGTGCCTTTACAATAGGCATGCACATCGCCTAACTACTTTTACAGATATTTGTCACGCCACATTTCAACACGTGTGTCGTAACTAACATCCAATTCTTCGCAAAGGTGCCTCAAACCTGCACGCTCTGCAACTTCAATCAATTGCCTACGCCTAATATCATATATCTGCTCGCCATGATTAAACCATTCACGACAAGCAGTGTCTATGTTTTTAGCGCAAGCAACTCTCTCCGAATCTGCACTGTCCCTGTCACGCAAGTAATAGTGAAGACTCTTAAAACATGATTGGTCCACTAAAGCACCAACATGCACACCAAGTTTTGGATGAAAAACACTCACCCTTTTCAAAAACTCAAATTCTTCTGGTGGTAAGAAATCCACCAACTCACTCTCTTTATCAGGCATTGTGTACACTTGTCCATGGGCTTCCAAAAATTCTGAAGCGCCCTTGATTGTGAAATCACTAATATCGGACCGAACAGATCCTATATTGTCATCACCATACGTTATCAATTTCACACAATCGCGAAATGACAAGCATTCGCCATCACGTGGCATGTGCTCACTGTAAAAATAACATCTCAAATTCAAACTACCACAAATACCGTTCAAAATCACGGTAAGGGAATTTCCGGAAATATGAGAGCCAGAATTCAAACTTATCAAATCTCCATTGAAAGCAATAACTGCGTACACCAAATCACCAGTCATCGATTCCATTATATTGAGATCCTCCTCACTGTAATCACAGCATCGTGCAAAGTCAATCAGAATGCGCAATGCCGCCAACAACAATTGTGAGGGCAATTTTTGGTCATACTTACCATAATCTCCACCAATTAGTCTGTCTTCCCCAAAAGTGTATATGTGCTCATGCAGCTCATTCCATTCGGGTCCATGACTATTGATGCCAACTGCGCATTCAGAAACTTTGGGATAAAACTGCAAAACGCGCAAAATTGGAAGAAAATACTTGCGAACTAAGAAAGTGAGTGCCACTGGATTGCTGTAAAATATTCGACACTTCCTTTTATCCAATATCTCATCCTTCTTACAAGCCTTCGCAATAGGATAAGCTCGCTTTCCATCACGATAACACTGCAACAATCTGTCTATTTCTTCCTGGACAACGGCCTCAGGCTCAACAACCTTCGTGTATTCCCCCAAAGGCTCAACTTCAACTAAGTACTTCTCTTTCCTTCCTGTAAGAGGAAAACCAACTGAAGTGTTTGTTTTAATCCTGTCAATAAATTTCTTCCCAGGTACACCATTCCAATTTTCAATGTCAGTCAGAGGTCTAGTGTCATTCCACATTTCATGTTTGAATATGGATATCAAGTCTGACTTGTAGTCAGTGATCGCCCAATATAATAATTCAGGACTGAACATCTGACCAGGAACTGACATGTTTGCTAGACATTTCTGCCAAGGCTCCCACTGAGGTGACTCGATGGGTTTGCAATATATATTAGGAGCGTCCATAACATCCATCACATGTTCAGAAATGAGTGTTGGTTTGGCAGATGACTTAAAAGTCGAATGTCCAATACAAGTACCATGCCAAACAATTTGGGAGCCATGTGGCATAAATCTCACAGGACTCTTTTTGTGCAAAGTCTTGTTAGTCATAATTGGCACTCCCATCACATTCTTCTCAAAATTATCAGCGGCGCCAGAAAAAACAACACCCTCTAATCCTTTCAAGAAAGTGAGTCCGCGTTTGTACTGGTCCAAAGTGAGTGTACCCGCACAACCTTCATTGGTTTGTGCTTTGCCACCAAGATGTACACCAAGTATAATTGGTTTGTGCTCGGCAATTGCAGTTGCTCCGCACATACCAGCAAATGTTGTACCAGTATACTTGTGATACTCAAAACCATAAAAGCGGGCCTTACTATGACCTGTTTCTCCAAATTTGGCCAAACCATTTGAAAAAGAAATACTTCCTAATTTGTCTCTATGAATCATAGTAAACTCACATTTAGACAACAAACCATCTGGCAAATATCCCGATAAATCTCGAAATGATCCACCGTTGGGCACATAGCACATAGCAATGTCAGTGCCAGGCACAAAATATGCCGTACTCTTACTCAATATTGCAGAAAATTTACCCCCATTGGCATCAGGATCAGTATATATGAAATCAACATCCAACTCATCATCAACAAAGTAATGTTGAGGCAATAACAACAAATTTGATTTCAAAAACAAACAATTTGCAGCCATTCGACCTTCAGAAGTCTTAATAGATGCATATCTCAAATTCGTTAGTAACATATCCCTCAGCTGTGTCGATGTGGTATTTCTTGCAACATTTTGCACAGGCAGTGGGCGTTCGACAACTGGTGTCCAAGGACTTGCTTCCGCATCTCGCTTTTCTACTTCTTCTCGTGTCATGGGGTGTAACGAACCATGCGCCTCCAAAGTGTTGCACTTCTTGCGCCAAGCCTTGTACACTCGTGAAATCCCGTAAAGAACGGCAATTATTCCCCCTGCCTTACACACATTGCCAATGTGACGATTGCGCAAGTCTTGAAATACTGGCGAAATAACATTTCGTTTCCGCAATTCTTTTCTAAATTGGTGTTCCACAACGCGAATCATCGTCTTTTGTACACAACAACCAAAAGCAATAAGTAATAGTAGGATTGACACAGATAATGATGGCACCGCATTTTGGAAAATGTAAAACATCATCCCAATCGTAGCCCACAAAAAGGCTGTGTAGCGAACATACCGAAATTTCAATTTGTTTTGCGATGCAACCATGCAAAACTGAAAGAACTTGTCATTATTTAGCCAAGGTGTTGGAACTAAAGCCATCCAATCCCAATGGCGCGAAAACTTTCTTCCAGCCCGCAATATCATATACGCAGTTAGACTTTCGGTCGCAGTGCCTATGCCAAAAAGATCACTGGAAATGCGACCATAAATAGTCTTACCGGACTTTTCGATACTACTGACAATCTCTTCCCCCCAATGGGGGTCGTAATCTTTCAAAGGATCGTCATTATCATCATGGAGCTGACTCAGATTTCCAAAATCGCTATAATCAGCAAGAGGATCGCCATCAGCAATTTCTCTTTCGTGAATCGTGGCAAGAAAAGCCTCAACTTCGTCATTTGAGATTTCTCCAGAAACAACGCTGTAATTTTCGGAATTAACAGTGTCGCCGTCAAAATCTTCGTCTTGCGAACTGTCATAAAATTCTTCCACACCATCGGCAACGCTAGAACTGCGTTGTTCGAAATTGCGTAAACAAATCACCCGATCACAACAATACTTATGTTTCTTACAATAATCTCTGATCTGTCTACATCCATCAATGCCACACAATTCGAGCTTTCGTTGACGCAATTTCATACGTTCAATAATGCTGTCCTGTGTCTGCTTGTGTCTCTGAAACTTATCGATCATGAAATTTAAAACAGTTTCAAAATCAACATTCTTCAATTCAACACCATTGTATTTCATAACTTCATAAGGTGCTCGACTCGTCAACTTTTCTGGCATAACAGCCCTTTCAACGGTCAGCGTCCAGATATCATCAAACAAAGGTGGCTCGCTCATGCCTTCATATGCAGCATCTACCAATTCACTATCAACTCCTATGGGCCTTCCTTCAGAATCCAAATGTTGGAACTCCCGCTTGGCATTGACAGTAATAACAACGTGCATACGCCTCTGTACAGAATAAGGACAATTGGAGTACGCACGTGCATCCAAATCCTTAATGTTTGTTGTTACCATCATAATTTCAGGTTCAACAAAAACTTTTCCTTTGCTAGACAAATCAGCCATATTGGCATAAAAAGCCTGGTTATTGCAAATATCAATGATTGCACGTGTAGGCGGCCTCTCAACAAAGTCTGATTTCTCATTTGCCAAATCATCAACTGTCATAACCACCTTGTCAGTGGTCCAAGTTGACATAAATTTGTCACCCGCGTTAAGACTGGCTTGATATTACTTACCAGTTGGCAATCCAGCGCTAGTCAACAGTGCGGAGAGAATCTGTTCAGATATCATCGTCTTACCCTGGCTACTAGGCCCAAAAAGCTCTATAGCAAAGGGAGACTTTCTCACTCCACTGCTTATCTTCATTGTGACATAATCATTCTTCATATTTAAGAGACGCATGAACTTATCCTGAACCACCTTTTTGTCAAATCCTTTCAAATTGGGTAGCAAAGAACGTATTTGAGTAGTCAACTTCTCCAAACGCCTATCAAATTCATTCTCTGACACACCACGAACTTTCATGAGATTCCCATTTTGCACGAGATCCCAATAAGAGCAAATCAATGCGTACTCTTCATCAAGCTCAAGTGCAGCAGTATCATTTATAATCAGTGGCTTGAGGGATTTCTTTTCGTGACACATGGAAAACACTTCAACAAAAAAGGCAACAGAACACAAAGCCGCGTCTATTACATCAACAGCGTTTCCATGAATCACCTTCAAATCGGGTTCAAAAATTTTCATTTCTTTGATGGAAAATGTGACATCAGAAGCTTTACACATCTCCATCGTGACAACAACTCCCAAAAGTTTTGACAAATGAGAAAACAACTTATTGTCTCTTACTAAAGCCCAATTAGTGTGTAAATTCTTCATCATGTCAATCCAATATGTAGAATCGTTAATCTCATCAGATTCAAAACCACTTTGAGGTGAAAAGAATTCGTTCAAGTACTCCAAGACCTGACTGGTCAAGGACCTGTCAGAAAATTTTCTGAAATACAATAACAAAACAGCACCCGCTGACATAAAGTCAGTGGTGCCCTGCAATGCAACTAGCAATGCAATCAAACCTTCCACATGCGAAACGACTTCATCAGTCATTTTCTCTCCGGCATAAGAAGATAAACTGGCAAGAATTGTGTCAACACTAGACACCCATTCTTGACCAAAATGGGGTGCAAAATTATTGCAATCGGTGAGGTCCAAAATATCATAAACCTCTTGTAGAACCTTATCACGAGCAAAATCAAGCTCAAAAGAATCAGTTCTAACTCGTTTCTTACCTGCAAGCCAAGGATTTACACAAGACTTGTGATATCGTGTGGATCTCTTCTCTGCGCATCGCATACGTATGCGCGCCACACTCTTCACAACAAGAATCTGCTCCTTAATGCATCTTTCAGCATAGGAGTCCTCAAAAATTTTATTTGAAAACAATATGTCCTCAAGATAAACATAACTCGCATCAGAAACTCTGACTTTGGGGGACGTAGACAAACTCCAAGTAGGTTTGTACTTCATATTCGTCCCATTCCATGTGTTGCCACACGATCTAATACGCTTACTTCCTCTTTGTTTCGTCATCTTTCATAAATCAATCTGTCAACAATATGTAACAGAAATATCATAATAAATAAATAAAACTTAACTTCATATATATCTCTT